CTTTCTTCAAAGTTGTCTACAGAAGACACACTAACTTCTCCAAAGAATGTATTGCTCAAACTTTCAATGGTAGTGTTGGTTTCGGTTCATCTGTAACTTGCACTTTAGCCAGAAATGGTGATTTAGTACAAGAAATTTACTTAAAAGCTACATTAACTTGTTCTACTTCTGATACTGGTAATTGGACTGCAAATGATGTTACAAATTTAGTCAAAACTGTTGAAGTTGAAATTGGTGGTCAAAAAATAGATAAACACTATTCACAATGGTTAGATATCTATAATGAATTATTTGAAACAAGTCATGATTATAGAAATGTAATGAATTCTGTTGCAGCTACTGCTCACAATTCAAGTGCTACTTGTTATATTCCTTTAAGATTTTGGTTTAACAGAAATCCCGGTCTTGCTTTACCTTTAATTGCTTTACAATATCATGAAGTTAAAATTAATATGACATTAGCTGCGGAAACCGATATGCAATTTTTAGCAACCGCTGGTGGTGCAGTAACAGCAACAGGATCAGCTATATCTGCTGAATTATTAGTCAACTACTTATATTTAGATACTGATGAACGTAGAAGATTCGCTCAAGTATCACACGAATACTTAATTGAACAAGTCCAACACACTGGTCTTGAAACCGAAGCTACTATTGATATGAACTTTAATCATCCAGTTAAAGCTTTATTCTGGTCTGGTGCTACTTGGACTAATGTTAAATTACAATTAAATGGACATGATAGAGCTGCTGAACAACCTCACGATTATTATCATTTAGTTCAACCTTATGAATCTGGACTCGGTCATTCGGGTAAATCATTAGCTAGTACTCGTGCTTGGGCTACAGTTGCTGCTGGTGGTGCTGTTGGTATGTATTCATTCTGTTTAAAACCTGCTGAACATCAACCTTCTGGAACATGCAATTTCTCACGCATTGATAACGCCAGATTAAATGTTGGTACTGGTGGTGACTTACATTTATTCGCTATGAACTACAACGTCCTCCGTATCATGAGTGGTATGGGTGGTCTTGCTTACTCTAACTAAACAACCTTTTTTAAAAAAGGTTAAACAAAAAGTTTAATAAAAACTATAATACATTTTTTTTTTTCGTTTTAATCTGAAAATTTCTTTAATTATTTTGATAAAATTTTTTGATAAAACTTTTTATTAAAAAAGTTTATTTAATTTAATTTTAATTAAATTTAATTCAAAATTTTTTTCTGTATATAAAATATAAAATGGGAGGTGGTTTAATGCAATTAGTCGCTATGGGTGCTCAAGATGTCTATCTTACAGGTAATCCTCAAATTACCTTTTTCAAGGTTGTCTACAGAAGACACACAAATTTCTCCAAAGAATGTATTGAACAAACTTTCAATGGTTCTGTTGCTCTTGGAAATACATTAAATTGTACTTTATCAAGAAATGGAGATTTAATTCAAGAAATTTATTTAAAAGTAGAAGTAACTTCTGATGACGGTAAAACAGTTACTGCTAAAAATTTAACACATTTAATTGAACATGTTGAAGTTGAAATTGGTGGTCAAAAAATTGATAAACATTATTCACAATGGTTTGATATTTATAATGAATTATTTGAATCAAATAATAAATCCAGAGAAGCAATGGCTACTCCAGTCTTAGGAACCGGCGTCCCCGCCGTAGACAAGACTTCCTGTTTTGTTCCATTAAGATTTTGGTTTAATAGAAATCCTGGCCTTGCTTTACCTTTAATTGCTTTACAATATCATGAAGTTAAAATCAACTTAAAAGTAGCAAGTACTCTTACTGAAGGAACTCTTAATTCTGCTACATTATTAGTCAACTACTTATATTTAGATACTGATGAACGTAGAAGATTCGCTCAAGTATCACATGAATACTTAATTGAACAAGTCCAACATACTGGTAAAGAAACCAAAGCCAAAGTTACTATGAACTTTAACCATCCTGTTAAAGCTTTATTCTGGAGAGCTGATTTCGCTGCAGCAACCGACACTGTTTTATTACAATTAAACGGTCACGATAGAGCTGCCGCTCAAGTTCATGCTTATTCTCAATTAGTTCAACCTTATGAATGTGGATTACCTGCTGATCCTACTATTGCTCAAACAAGAGCTGTTGCGAATGATGTGTATACTGGTATGTATTCTTTCTGTTTAAAACCTGCTGAACACCAACCTTCAGGAACATGCAACTTCTCAAGAATTGATAATGCTGTATTAAATTTAGGCGCTCTTGGTAGCACTAATTCAGGTGAAGCCTTTGTATTCGCCCTTAACTACAACGTCCTCCGTATCATGAGTGGTATGGGTGGTCTTGCTTACTCTAACTAAACAACTTTTTAGAAAAAAAAACTTTTTTAAAAAAAGTTTAGACAAAAAGTTTAAAAGTATAATCAAATAAATTATTAATAGTAATGTTAATAATTTATTTTTTTTTTCTCTATATATAATATAAAATGGGTGGTGGTTTAATGCAATTAGTCGCTATGGGTGCTCAAGATGTTTATCTTACAGGTAATCCTCAAATTACTTTTTTCAAAGTTGTCTACAGAAGACACACTAACTTCTCAAAGGAATGTATTGAACAAACATTCAGTGGTAGTATTCCTTCTACTGCTGAAGGTTCAGTAACTTGTACTTTAGCCAGAAATGGAGATTTAGTCCAAGAAATTTACTTAAAAACTACTGTTGAAGCTAATCCTAGTGATGTTTCACTTGCATTAGGAGCAACAACATTTGCCAATGCTTCAGGTGTTACTGCTACTAATGCTATTAATACTGTATTTTCAAATGGTGATACAGTATATTTTGATAAAGATATTAAATTCTCAGACGCATTTACACTTGTTAAAAATACAAATGTTAAAATTGGTGCAATTGCTGGTGGTAATAAAATATTCACTTTAACAACTACAGCCGGTGTTGCCATAACTGTTGATGATGCAGAAAAAACCGATCACGCAGGTGGGTTGACAATGACCAAAGAAGCTATTACTCTTAATAATGACGATATGACTGATTTAATTAAAACTGTTGAAGTTGAAATTGGTGGACAAAAAATTGACAAACATTATTCACAATGGTTAGATATCTATAATGAATTATTTGAAACAAGTCACGATTTAAGATTTGCTATGACTAATGGTTCTCAAACTGCTCCTAATGTTAATACTAAAACACATTACATTCCATTACGTTTCTGGTTCAATAGAAACCCAGGTCTTGCTTTACCTTTAATTGCTTTACAATATCATGAAGTTAAGATTAATATGACATTAAATCCTGCTAGAACTGCTGGAGCTGTTACAATGAGTGATGCTAAATTATTAGTCAATTATTTATATTTAGATACTGATGAACGTAGAAGATTCGCTCAAGTCAGTCACGAATACTTAATTGAACAAGTTCAACATACTGGTGTTGAAAGTGATTCTACTATTGATATGAACTTTAATCATCCTGTTAAAGCCTTATTCTGGACTCAACCTAGTGCTACATTAGGTGTTGCTAAACTTCAATTAAATGGTCACGATAGAGCCGCCGAACAACCTCATGATTATTACCATTTAGTTCAACCTTATGAATGTGGTCTCGGTCATTCAGGTAAATCATTAAATACAAGTGCCAGAACTTGGGGTCCAGTAGTTAATACTGGTGCTAATAACAATGTTGGTATGTACTCATTCTGTTTAAAACCTGCCGAACACCAACCTTCGGGAACCTGTAATTTCTCACGTATTGATAATGCCAGATTAAATCTTGCTGGTGCCTCAACTGGTGTATATTTATTCGCTATGAACTACAACGTCCTTCGTATTATGAGTGGTATGGGTGGTCTTGCTTATTCTAACTAAACAACCTTTTAAAAACAGGTTAATCCAAAAAAAATATATTTTTTAGAAAAAGTTTAGTCAAAAACAAACTTTTTTAGAAAAAGTTTAATCAAAAATAATATACTTGTTAGAAAAGGTTTAATCAAAAATAAATAACAAAGTATAATAGAATATTTTTTTTTATGAAAAAATTTTTAATTATTTTCATATAAATTTTTTAGATATATTAAAAAAAAAATATATTAATTAATAAGATGGAATTTATTCGTAGTCGTATTGATAATAATGAAATTATAATGTATTATAAATCAGAAGATGGAAAAGAAATAATTGAAAAAAAATATCCTTATCATCGTTTACCACCACTAACACATAAACGACCTCATAAGAAATATCCTCCTAATACAGTTTCAACATCTGATATATATAATAAAATTCATAAGTGTAATTTTGAATTTGAAGACCAATTTAATGATTTAGATTTTTAAGCACTGACAGAGGTGTCGGCTTTGGGGAAATGGTCTTTTAAATATTTTTGAAGACTGAAATAATTTAAATCATCATCCTTCTTAAGATTTAATAGTTTAGTAAGAGTAGTATCCGCCTTAATTTCCTTCTTATTGGCAGGATTTTGGAGATTATGAGCCTTAATATATTTGTTTACTTCTTGAGTAACTTCAGTACGAGCCATTAGAGTTCCACTTGGTTTATTTAAAAATTTACATAAGTCTTCTGAAATCAAGGATGGCTTAGCAAAACCAGTTGGAGGCCTATTAGGGTCATACTTACGAGTTTTCTTGGAAGTTTTTTTTTGGTAAGATTTTAATACTTTTCTTAATTCAACCTTTGCTAACTTAGATTCTTTTTCAAATAATTCAAATTTACCAATAAGGTTTGTAATAGATTCGACAGTTGGGTCAACTTTTGCTTCAGTAACAGATTCAGTCTTTGTTTCAGTAACAGATTCGGTTTCAACTACTGGAGCTACAGGTGCGACAGTTTCTGCCGGTTTTTCAACTGTTTTAGATAGTTTCTTTACAGGAGTTTTTTTTACTACAGGTTTTTTTTGTGTCTTTGGGGCGGTCATTTATGATTAATATAATTGTTTTATCTTTAAATAATATTATTTCATATATAAATGGGATATAAATTGGATATAAAATGGATATAAATTGAATATAAAATTAA